TCAGCCTCGGAATAGACGGACGGCGTAGTTGGCGGCCCCGCCCATGCAGTAGGGGCCGAGATAGGACTGGAGCCAGGGGTAGACGTCGAAGACGTTGTTGATGACGCCGCTGGTTTGTGAAGTTTTGTTGTATTTGACGCGGAGGTCGCCGAGTTCGACTTCGTCGTAGATGCCTGTGGTGCCGGTGGTGCCGGTGATGGCGTCGGTGTCGTTGGCGAGGGCCCGGGCCAGCTCGTAGGTGGCGGTTTTAATCGGGTCCGGGATCAGGGTGCAGGCGAGGTCGATGCCGTCGACCGTGTAGTCCTCGCGGGGCCATTTCAGGGCTTGCGTGGTGGTGCAGCGGTCGCCGTAGAAGCTCAGGCCGTCGATCCAGCGGGTGGCGGAGATTAGGGAGCGGTTCTTCTGGTCGTCAGTCTTGTTGGTCCAGGTGGAGGAGTCGGGGACCGTCTCGAAGTAGGCGTTGGCAGCCGCGAGCGTCACGTACGAGTTGGCGTTGGCGCCAGACAAGGTTGCGTCGATGGCGGCAGGCACGGTCAGTACAGTCTTTGTCTGAGTCTAGCCTCGGTTGTGAGTTTTCTTTGTTTCTTGGGTTGACTCAAGATGGAGGCGTGGTAAATGGTTGCTCCAGTCATTTCGAGGTCGGCGACGCGCTCTAAGTGGGCTCCGTGGGGGACGTCTTCGTGCCAGAGGCGGTTATCCTGTGATATGTAAAGGCGAACTGTTGCCATGCCCGCTCGTAAAACTGCCGAGGCCAGCCTAGAGGCCAAGACGGATAAGGTCTCGTCGTTCCTACCTGGGAATGAGATTCGGACTCTGGATGTTGTAGTGCCAGAGGCCCGGAGACTGCACGAGGAAGATGGCCTGACGGTGCCGGAGATTTCGGCAAAGTTGCAGGTCAGTTATGACGTGCTGAACCAGGTGTTTTTGCAGTCGTACAAGATGGCGATCAACACCGTGGAATTGTTCGAGAGGCAGGAAAAAAAGAGGATTGAAGGGGAATGAGCACAAAGAAAAGGCCCCCGAGTTGGGGGCCTTTTTGATGTCTACACCTGGGATCAGGCGTAGGCGCTGGTGTCGAAGGGGGTGTTGACCAGCAGACGGGCCACAGGCACCATCTTGGTGGTAGCAAACACCAGGTTCCAGCTTTCGGTGGCGGCGAGGTTGCCGCTGTTGCTGGTGTTGTTCGGGTTGTCGCCAGCGGCGGCCCACTTGGTGCCGGTGATGTGGTAACCGTAGTGGTAGTCAACGGCCAGAACGTCCTGCATGGACAGGATGTTGCGGTCGGCGGCGAGGCGCAGGTCCTGTTGAATACCCTCGGAAACCACGCCGGACTTGAAGAGGTACACGGGGTACTTCTTGGCGTGGGTGGCAGTGCCGCCGGTGAGGGCGGTCAGTTGATCGTCGATGACGACGCGCAGACCCGCGAAGGTGGCAACTTCGGTTTGGGTCACGCCCACACCGCCGCCGCCCCAAGTGATGGAACCACCGGTGGACAAGGCCGAGGTGCTGAAGGTCAGCATCCCGACTTGCTGCAGGTAGTAGGCCACGTTGGAGTGCATGGCGATGGCGTCAAGTTCGTCGCCGCGCTCGCCGAGGACTGCCTTGGTGGCAACCACGTTGGCAACGTTCAGGAAGTTGGCCTCGGTCATGGAACCGGGGACACCAGCGAACGACTTGTTCACCTGGTTGGGGCCGAGGACGCCGTTGCCAGCGATGGGACCGAACAGACCCAGCAGTTGGGCTGCCAAGGTGGCGGTCTTCAGCTTGTTGATGGCGGCGGTCAGCTGGTTGCGGACGTGGGCCAGGGGGTCGGCGCCCGAGCCGAGCTTGCTGAGATCATCTGCGGCGTAGGCAAAGCCACGGTGCAGGATGGTCATGATTTGCTCGTCGGCGGTCACGTTCTGGGGAACGAGGTAGCCGGCGCTGGTGCCGCCCCAGCCGTTGGAGCTGAGGATTTGGGTCTCGGTGGGGGCGATGGGGTCGAAGAAGGGCACGCGGACCCGGGTGCCGCCGCTGCGGGCGTCCAGGGCAGCGTTGCGCTGCACGATGCCGCTTTGGATCCACTTCGATTGCTCGAAGATGCCCTCGGCGGTGTACTGAAGGAATTCGGGGCGGGCAACCAGGTTCGAGAGGAACGTTCCCCCGTAGTTGCCGGTAAAGGAAGACATGGTTTAGCTCCAGTGGAGTCGGGTTGGGGAGGGTGCCCCACAGGGGCTAGTTGATGCCTGCCTCGGCTTTGAGCAGCCTGGCTTTATCGGGGTCGCTGGCGAGCATCATCATTTGCTGAGTGATGTTCCAGGACTCCTTGGACCAGGGGTTGGATTGGCCGGGGAGGGCGGTGGAGCGGGCACTGCCTGCTACACCCATGCCGGCGCGGTTCGTGGCGGCAAAATGATGCTCGTAACCGCTGCCCGGGTTTTTCAAGTTGGCGATATATTCGCCAACCGGAACTTCGACGCCGCCGACGACAGCCACGGGCTGCCCTTCTTTGGCACGCAGGTTCTCCTGCAATAAACGATACAGCTGATCGGGCGCCAGCGCACCAGCCTGGGAGAGTTGGGCGATGGCGGCAGATTTGACCTGTTCTTGTGTGAATCCTTGGCGGATTTGGTCGACTTCGGATTCTTTTGCGGCGAGTTGTTGTTTGAGGTCGGCGACAGTTTGTTGGGCTTCTTCCCAGAGTGTTTTGAACTCGCCGGATTCTGCGAGTTTGGCGGTTTTGGCGGTTTCTTGGGCGGTGCGGAGTTCGTCGATCTGGGCCTGGAGGGTTTCGCGGTTTTCGCGGTCCTTGCGGCGCTCGGCGATAAGCTCCTGGTTTTTGGCTCGAAGGGCCTCAACTTGGGAGCTGAGGTCCGGGTTTTCAGCCACGGGCTGAGGGGCAACAGGCTCCACGGGAGTCGCTGGTGCTGTTGGGTCTTCGGGCACGGTTGTGTACTACTTGGACGGCTGTAGTTTAGCAGTTAAGAACTGAGTTCCTCGACGCGGTCTTCCATGTCCTCGTCGCCGCTGTTCTCGGCGGTTTCGGGTAGTGCCAGGGCGTTGGTGGTGCTGGCTTCGAGTTCGTCTTCGATGTTGATGTTGTCGGGGAGGACTTCGCCGCGGCGGAGGATTTCCAGCAGCATGGCGTCGCTGATTTTGCCGGAGGCGTTGAGTTGGCTAAGGACGGCGACGTCTTGGCCGATCAGGCGGTAGTAGTCGAAGTCGCGGTCGATGGTGATTTCGGGAGGTTCCATGCCGACGTATTCGGCGGCGAAGGCGAAGGCTTGGTTGAGGGCGCTCTCCAGTTCTTGGCTGATGATCGAGAGGACGCTGTTGGACTGGGCTTGGTCGATGCGCTTGGCCTCGGCGGACTCGGCGACGAATTTTTGGCCGAAGAGTTTGGTGACGCCCAACGTGGACATTTGTGATGCCAAGGATTCCAGCTCGGCCATTTGGGCGTCGAAGCTGGTGGCGTCGGCTTGGACGTAGTACGCCTTGTTGCCGGGTTGCATGGCGATGGCGTAGTTGACGCCCATGGTTGCGCTGCCGGTGGTGTCGTCCCAGCCCTCTAGGACGAGGGTGGGCATGGCGGCGATGTGGAGGGCGTGGATGAGGTCGGCCTGGCGTTGGTAGTGGGTGATGTTGAGGTTGGCGATGTCCAGCAGCGGGGGCTGGGAGATGAGTAGGCCGCGGCGGTTGCTGTAGATGGGGACCAGGGGGATTTCGGTGAGGCTGTAGCCGCCGCTGGAGGTGAATTCGACGACGTCTTGGCCGAGGGTGTAGAGGTCGTAGCGGCCTGGGTAGATGACGCGCATTTCCTCGACTTGTTCTTCGCCGAAGTCGTTGAGGGGGCGGACGTCGTAGTCGTGGATGCGGACCTGGAGGAGGCGGTTGGTGACGGGTTCTTTGCGCCAGCCCCAGATTTGGGGGGCATCGACGTGGACGAAGTAGGGGCGGCGGCCCAGGGCGCGTTCTTCGGCCAGGTTGAGGACTGCGGCGGCGGCCGGGTAGTCGACGAGGATGGCGCTGTGGCCGTAGGTGAGGCTGCTGACTAGGGCGCGGCGGGCGTATTCGTTGATGTTCGAGCCGAGGCCGTCGATGTTTTGGGCGAGGTCCAGCCAGTATTGGTCGCCTTCGATGTGGATGGGTTTGCGGAGGATGGCGCCAGCTGCGGTTTCGATGAGGCGGCTGGTGTAGGGGCTGAGGACGCTGCGATCGACGCGGGTTTGGTAGGCGTCCTCGTCTTCGCGGGGTTCTTGGGGGAGGTAGGTTTCGCTGAGGTCGCGTAGGTAGTTGGTGCCGCGGGTGACGGCGGCCATGACGGCCCAGTCCGGCATCATGGCGATGACGTCGAGGCTGCGGACAAATGGGGATTCGCTGACTACAGCGCCAGTGGGCGGGATGTTGGCGCTGTAGACCACGGCTGGACTCCTACTTTGTACCTATTTTGGCACTAGCTGTCGAGAGGTGATCCGTGCGCGAGTGGGATACGCCTGTGCGGGGCCCGTGGAACGCGCTGATTAAACAGTGCCTGGATGCGATTGATAGGCACGAGGAGTTATATCGCTCCAGTGGGAGTGGATGGCACGCGGCGAAGGCGCAGGATTTGCGGTGGTATGTGGCGGAGTTAAAAGATTGGATTCACGCGCAGGAGCGTGTCACCACTTCGTCTTGTCCGCCCAGTACGCCGGGGACATCTTGCCACGGGCAATGTTACTGGCGTGCCTTGCTTTGAATGATGCCCGTCTGGCCTGGTCTGCTGCTGATTCTCCTTTTCGTGGTGGTGAGCCAGATACGCCCTGTTGGCCGAAGCGGATGAGTTTGATCGTGCTGCCCTCTTTGGCGAGGACGGCGTGGGATTTGGTGGGGTGGTTGGGGGTGCGCTTGGGTTTGTTGTAGCCCTCGAAGCGTTCGCCGCGATACTCAATCGTCATCTTCGGGTTCCTCGTCGTCGGGGTCGGGCAGGGGTACCAGGATTTCGATGCCGTGGGCAAGCATCGTGACGAAGCCGCCAAGAGTTTCGGGGAGGGAGGGGGTTTTGAAGACGAAGGTGGCGTGGGTGAGGCCCTCTTCTGCGTCGATGTCGATCTGGACGCAACCGCCGTTAATTGTTTGGATGGCCATTAGCGGCTGATTTCCTCCCAGTCCATGGATGCATGTACGTTAGACGTTGCCGTACCCGCCGTGACAACGAGGCTTAATTCGTAGGGGGTTGTTGCGAGGCCGTTGCGTTCCAGTTGGAATTTGAAAAGTGCTTCTTTGAGGATGTCCACTGAGGATGTGCTCTGATTGGTGGAGCTGAAATAGCCCTGGGCAAGGATGCGACCGCCGGTTGTTGCTGTTCCAGTCAGGTTGTATTCGACGCTGGATTCTGTTCCGGCGCTTGTCCAAGTGCCTCCGGTGGTTGTGGCAGAGGCAACTACACGCCAGTTGTAGTTTGCGTTGGCTGTGGCGCCAAGGATGGATAGGGCGGTAAGGATTACAATCGCATCTAGTGCGGTTGATTTAAGGCGTAAAGAGATGATTGGGTAGTATGTGCCGGCTGTGGTGAGGGCGTAAGGGGCAGTTATTGTTGTGCCGATGGCTTGTTGGAGGCCGCGGAGTTCGTAGCCGCCTTCAGAAAGTACGGTTGAGCAGACTTGTTTGAGGGTGCTTGTGCTGGCGGTGGCGGCGGTGTTGGTTATTTCGTAGCGGAGAGGAAGGGAGGCGGTGGTGATGTAGGTGGAGGTGATGATGTTGGCGTGGTGGAAGGAGTGGCAGTGGATGAATTTGCCGTTGATGACGAAGCCCATGCGGACTGTGCCGAGTCCCAGCCACTCGATATCCATCCAGAGGATTTGGGATTTGGTTGGGTCGAGGGTGAGATTGGAGGGGCCGGTGCCGTTGAGGGGGTCGATGTTCCAGTTGGATTGGGCGACGCGGGTTTCGGCGAGGGTGCCGGTGGAGGAGCTGCGTTCGACGAAGGAGAGGGTGGTGTTGTCCAGCTCCAGGTACATGCCGTTGGCGGCGCCGTAGTAGCCGATCCGCTGGCGGAGGTTGGTTTTGGCGGGGTTGAGGGTAAAAGTGGACATCACCAGCAGGGATTTACCGGGCTGGTAGGAGAAGCATTTTGTGGTCTCGCGGATGACCTCGGAGCCGGAACTGGTGGTTACGGAGAGGTTGACGAGGCCGGCGTTGGCGTCGAAGGTTGCGGTGCCGCCGGTTGCGGTGGAGGTGCTCCAGAGGCCGTTGTCGTGGTAGCGGTGGCTGGAGTCAAAGAGGGTGAGCGGGCTTGACGTGCGAATGCGGCCGAAGGCGTCGGTGGCTCCAGCAGCATTGGAGCCGCCCGCAGTGCCGTAGGGGGTGTAGTACGGGTTGTTGACGGAGATCGTGTTGAGTAGCTGCATGGCGGCCTCTGTGTAGGGAAAATGAGGCTATTTCTTGGGTTTTTTGGCGGTTTTGGCGGAGGCTTTGAAGGAGGCGGCGGTGGGGGCGCCTTTGGAGCCGGGTTTGCGCATTTTTTCGCCGCTTCCGGCAGCGATGCGCTTGCGCTTAGCGTTGATGTTGGCGTAGAGACCGGGTTTAGCCATTATTTTTTACCTTTTTTGGTGGATTTTTTCTTGGGCATGGACATGCCAGCCTCGGAGAGGGCGATGGCGATGGCCTGTTTGCGGGATTTCACCACGGGGCCTTTCTTGCTGCCCGAGTGGAGTTCGCCTTTGCCGTACTCGCGCATGACTTTGGAGACTTTTTTCTGGGCCTTGGTGGGTTTTTTGGCGGCCATAACGTCCCAGGTGGGTTACCACACACGATAGTTGGTCTTGCCGAGGGATTCTGGTTTGGCGAGGTTGAAAGTTTGGAGGCAGAGGTAGCCGAGGGCGTCGAAAGCGTGGTCCACGCCGAGGTTTTTGTTGGGGAGGCCGGTGCCGGGGGCGTAGGTCAGGGTGCGGAGGGATTTTATGAGTTCCTTGCAGCGGGGGTGGATGAAGAGGCGGCGGGTTCCAGTGGCGTCGAGGAGGGCGGTGTTGACGCAGGTGATTTTGTCGCGGATTTTCCAGGGGGAGCGGGGGCTGGAGACGGTGAAGCCGGACTTGCGGAGGATGTTGTGGTCGGTGGCGCCGACGCCGGAGGTTTTGCGGGCGCCGCCGGTGGGGTCGGGGCAGGCGATGATGCGGCGTTCCACGCCGAAGCGGGACTGGATTTCTTCGCAGAGGTCCCAGGTGGTGGCGCCGCCGGTCATGATGACCTCGTCGAAGATCCAGAGGACGTCGCCTTTTTTGACGCCGCAGACGGCGGACATGGGGTCGATGTTGAAGTCGACGCCCAGGAGGAGGGGGAGGACTGGGAGGTCTTGGACCAGCTTGTCGATGTTGTCGTCGGCGAAGCTGATGGCGACGAGGCCGGAGAGGTTCTCGAAGCTGGCCTCGAATTCTTGGCGGAAGGTGCGGGCGTCGAGTTGGGCGCGGGCGGCCTCGATTTCCTCTGGGGGGACGTTGTCGCCTTCGATGGTGGTGAATTGCCAGCGGCTCCAGTCCGGGTCGTCGTTTTCGCAGTAACACCAGAGGTCGTAGAACCAGCTGGCGGTGCCGTCGGGGGTGGAGATGAAGAGGGCCCAGCCCTGTTTGTCGGCGAGGGCGGGGCGGATGACCTCGAACCAGACCTCGGCGTCCATGAAGGCGGCTTCGTCGAGGACGACTCCAGCGAGGCTTCGGCCGCGTAGGGCCATGGCGTTTTCGGTGCCTTTTAGCTCAATCGTGCTGCCGTTCACCAGCTCGATCTTGAGGTCCGTCTCGTTTTTGCTCTTGATCCAGGCCTTGGGGACCAGCTTTTTCATCACTTTCCAGGCGATGTCCTTCGCCATCCGGTATGTAGGGGCCGCGTAGAAGAATGTTTCGCCCGGTCGCTCGATCGCCCCACGCAGCAATTCGATACATGAGAGGTAGCTTTTTCCGAAGCGGCGGCCTGCTACCAATACTCTGAAGCGTTTGCGGCTGGAAAATACCTCGCCCTGGGCGTATCTCAGGGTTAGCGCACCAGCAGAATCGGGCATTTGTATTTTTGGGGGTACCTTCTAGGGTAGTACAGAGAATCGAACCCCTGCCCCATTGGGGCGTGTGTAACAGTAGGAAGAATTGAGAATGTGTCAGTAGGTTCCCTATGCGCTGCCACGCGCCGCCCATCGCCGGACCCTACCCCCGGCCGGGGGAGGCGGTGGGCCGGTGGGCCGCTTCCGCCTCGGGGGTCGGTGGGGATCAGGCAGTGGCAGCCATGCGGCGGCGAACTGTAGCGCGGCTGCAGCCGAGCTGAGCGGCGATGGCGCGCTGGCTCAGGCCCTGAGCGTAGAGAGCCAGCACGGTTTCAGTGGTGACGGTCTGCGTGGTGACCGAGGCACCGGTCTCGGCGATCACGGCAGCCAGTGGTTCAGTTGTACTAGTCTCGGCAGTGCGTGGGCGGGTCGGCCAATTGCGAGCCAGTAGGTCGTTTGTACTATGCACCCAGCGGCCTAGCAGGCGGCCTAGGTGGTACGTGTGAACCACTAGCGTTAGCACGAAAGCGACGTAGGGAGCGATGGTACGGGCATACTGCTCCAAGCGAGCAGAAACTTGAGCGGTTGTGGGGTAGTGCACTTGTTCTCCTTGGTGTAGGTGGATTGTGGGTGAAGGGTCCGTTGCTCCCTCACCCATACAGTATAACACTACAGGCAGGCAGAACACCGATACTGTAACATATTGTAATACAGTTCAGATGTACTAGCCTTCAGCGATCCATGTAGAGAGCGCTGCATCCCACGCCAGCGAAGAACACAGCTAGGGGTGGCAGTGTGGTCACACAAGCGAGAGTGAGGAAGGTTGCTGCAGTGAGCTTAAGCATGGGGTGGTGTCCCGTGGTACCCTCACACAGTAGCGAAGCCGGGGACCGTAGCAAGGTTGCGACGCTCCAGCGTTCACACTTTGTAACACTCGCAGTGGGCTCAGGCTTGCCGCTTGTCTTCGACCGTGATATTGAGCGTCGGGGCTGCCGCGGCCGCGGCTTCCGGCGCAACCTCGCCAACGACCGCGCCAAGGTCGCGCATCAGCAGCTGAGCCGAGCCGATCTGGCCCTTTCGGATCGCTGCGTCAATCGCTCTCATGCGCATAGCCTGCAAACGTGAAACTATACTCTCGCGATCTTTACTCCAATCTTCCTCGTTCCATTGCTTAACGGCGTCCCAATCACGCCAAGCTGTAACTTCGCCGATGCTTTCACGGTCAGCATGATCTAGCACCAGTTGGCGAACAGGTAAGCCCGTCAACTGCCGCTTGTACAGCCGCTTCCGGCGCTCTTCAATCACGGCGTCAGGGTTACGTTTCCCGTAGGGTCGCGGCTTGTTTGTTACAGCTTCCGGCTGATCTTCCGGCGCTGCGTTGTTAGCTTCCGGCTGATCTGTCACGGTTACAATCCCCAACGGCTTTGGTTCAATCATAGACGCACACTAAAAGACCCGGCAGCATGGCCGGGCCCGGTAGGGTCTGCAGTGTGCCAATCAATAGGACGGGATCAGGAACGCAACGGTGCATGAGCCGATCGGCCGCAGTTCGAATCCCTCGCCGTAGTCGAACGTACGGCAACGGCAGCCGGTAAGCCCTAGCGCAGCCTTGCCGGCCGCTACGATCTGGCGCCGTGTTGCGTCAGCCGGTAGCTCGAAGCTCTCGCGGTTGCACCATGAGTAGTTTGCCTCACCACCAAACGTGTCAGTCAGTTCTGCCTGCCAGAGAGTCTGCATCGCTCAGGCCTCCCAATAGTTGCCGAGACGGAATTCAGCGACCATAGAGTCAGCGATGGACTCAGCAGCAGCCAGCCGGCAAGACTTAGGGAACCAATCCTGCCAGCGGTCGCGCATCCCTCCGAATTCCAGGCGGTATTGTTTGGCGGCAGGTACCAGCACGTAGCGGTCAAGGTACGCTATGGCGCGATCCTTGTTGTAGGTTCCGGCTTTGTGGAACTTTCCTAGGGTCAGCCATGCCGGCTTAATCCAGGTCTCAGTGTTGTTGGCCCAGAGCTCCAGCTCTCGGGCAGCGTCGCAGTATTCGGGTTTTGCCATGGTGGTTTGCCTGTGGTGTGGCTTGTGTGTGATTGTAGAACCGGATCCGGCCGGATGTCAATAGCGCCAGCGCCAGCCCAGAAGGCGGCAAACTCTGAGCCAGCTAGAATCTGTAATCCAGTCCGGCCGATGGACTGACGCGCTAACGCCTAGCGCATCGTCGCCAGCAAGGTCTCGCCAGAATGGGCTGAGCCAGAAGTCAGACTCAGGGTCCAGGGTGACCCACCGCGGAACCGCGGCGCCGTCACCCTCTGCGCAGCATCCTGCTAGGCGATCCATAAGGTCCCTAAGGTCCCAGGCTGACTCTGCGTAGTCATCGCAAGGGCAGCCATTCCAGGAGAGCCAACCAGACTCTGCGTAGTCTCCCTGTTCTGCTGACTCTTCTGTGACTGTTGTGTAGGTGACGCGGAAGGTCCCGTAGGGTTCCACGCTGCGAAGGATTGTCATCGGGGTCCCATCGTTGGTTGTGATGTGGGAGGGCTTGAGCCCGACCGCATCATCGGCCACAGACCGCGCCAGCTGCTGCCGTTGTTGTATCACTTAACAATCCGGTCGGCTGGCTTGCGTCTGCTGTTACTGTGCAAGGGCACACCCCTATCACCCACACCATGGGTAGGACTCATGCACGTCACAACGAGACAGGGAACCATCCTGACCCTGCACTTAGCAGCGATCCCCAGGCTTCCGGCTGGTCAGCCTGACCCAATAGTCGAATTCAGATACAAAGGGGGGATCCTTTGTAGCACCTATTGGCTGGCAACGTTCCAGGCTATCCCCGCGGGACAGGGTCTCTGCCTTGAGGGAGGAACCTTTGAAAGGCAGGATCTGGACCCGGATGCCGTAGCAGCGTGCCAGGCACATTGCGCGGCGCTGATGGCGGAGGTTATGGCATGAGTGGCGGCCAATGGACCACACAACGGGAACGGCGCCAGAACCGAGAGGATGCCAGAGAGGCTAAGCGCCGTCTGGTGATCGAATGGCAAGACAAGCTCTGGCTTGCCCAGACCCATCCCTGCGCTGACTCTGTGTTGGCATGGTTGAGCGAGAACCGCGCCGAGGCATCAAAGGTGGGCGCCAGCCGCTGGCACCTTGAGACCTTGCCAGCGCTGGTGGCGGCCCAGGAACGTCTGAGGATGGCCGAGCGATTCGAGGCAGTCCTAGAACGCGCCAGAGTCAGCCACCAAACCCTCACGGTTCAGGATGTCCTAGGTGATTCTCCACAGAATCCACAGATTCAGCCTGCGGAAACCGGAAACGCCGCGCCGTCAAGCAGACGCACCAGACGGGATGCAGGTAAAGCCCGGAAACGGTCCAGGCAGACTAGTTAGTCTGTGGTACGTTACATTATGTGACAATCTGCCGATCGCGCTATCTAGCGTGATACATTAGACGTGGTGGAGGAAACTCCGCCACGTTCCACTGTATCCGCTCACCCATGGCGACAGACTACGTTGCAACATTGGAGAAACTCTCAGGGGTGCTCCAGGCGGTTGACGAGTTGCAGGCAGAATTGAAGGTTTTACGGGAAACCGTGCCAGATGATGCCTGGGATGCTCTGGCTGATGGACCTTTCGGGGATCTGCTGGCCCACTGCCTGGAAGTAGAACACCAGTTCGAGTCATAACCACAGGGGCCCGTGGGCCCCTTTTTACTACCTGCGGGTGAGACTCGTGAGACACACACTGAGACACCGTGGCCGGTCAAGCCGCCTACGCTCCAGGGCAAATGCACCATGCCCGGGCACGGATGTATAGGTTTTGTCGCAAGCCATGAATGGTTTTTGTGCGAGGTCGAAGACCGAGCACTATGAATGGGGCCCCAGGCTAGGTATTTTTACTGGCGAGAACGGCCAGAGGCCAGGGGCTCCAGCAGCCTACTGGCCTCCTTTCATGAATGGGTTTTTACTGTAGTAGGCTAAGCCTGTATGAATGGCTTTTAGGGTTATGGAAAGTCGCAACTGGGGAAGCACGCTGTTCTGGTTAGCTGCCGTGCCTCTCACGCTTCTGTTGCTGTCGAAACTACCTGCTCCAAGCACTCGTATTTGCGTGTGCCCCAGCTACGTTTGTGTTTGTCCATGAATGGCGTTTTGCAGCTGGTCGAAGTAAAGCTCCACCCTGGCCATGAATGAATCCTCGGCCTCTTTTAAGTCGCGTAGCGACATTGAATGGACGTTGGGGGCGCCACAGCGGCGAGCCAGGATGATGGCTGCTCCAGTTGGTTGGAGGCCCGTGAGGTGCTTGAGGCCCAGGCTGTAGGCGCCGCACTGGTCGATGTATGAATGGCCGGGCGGCAGGCGTTCCAGGCCGTCTTCGTCTTTTGTGGTCTTGCGGCCGACGCTGGTCTTCCAGTCGGCTAGTACCAGGCTGTTGTTCTTGAGGCCGATCAGGGCGTCGCAGGTTCCAGCGAAGCCGGCGGGGTGATGAATGGAAAATTCCGACGCGAAAATCTCGGTGACGTTCTCGGCGATCCAGTCTGAAAGACTGCGGGCGTAGCCTGAGGCGCTCCAGCCCACACGGGGGACGTTCGGTCTTACGCGCGTTAGCGCCCATTGTGTGATTTTGGGCGGGATGCGTGCCAGGCCGTCGGAGTCCCAGCTGATGGCATTGCGCTTGTTGGCGGTATTGCGTGCCAGCTGCTGGGCGGTCTTCAGTAAGTATTCAGCTTGTGAGTGGGCCATGTTGCCTCGGGTGGCGGCAACGTTGCGCTGGCTGGTGGCCTCGGCGGGTCCCAGGCGAGCAACCCAGCGATCCAGTCCTGTGGTGTCGCTTGTCTCTTTGAGAATATGAGTTACTGAGTGATACACAGTGCCGTTTGCGTCTCTGTAGACGCGGAATGGGCCAGAGTTATCCTGTTCCAGCCTCCATCTTCGTAGCGATGCCAGTGTGTCCTGGGTATTGGAAGGCATTTGGATAGTCTGTCCCACTTTGATAATACCAGTAAAAAGCTACTTGGGCAAGAAAAAGCCCCCGGTTGATGGGGGCATTAACTGGATGAAAGTCAATCGAGTTTGCGAGTCATCCAGTCGCCGCAACCACTTTCACCGTGTACTACAGGCCATAAGGTTTTGTAGTGCGTGATGTTGTCGTTGTAAGCAACCGGGTGGGGCGCATGTCTGTGGCACTCGCCGAAAGAATCATGTGGTTCTTTTGAAACGTCTTCAAAGTGCCAGCCCCAGCGGCAAGTGCAGCAGTACTGAACTTCAGCCATCTCAAGCGGCCTTGAAGGGGTTACCTCCGGTCAGAAGGCGGGTGAGGTCGAAGCCTTCGGCTTTGGACTCCAGCCAGGCGGCGTCGATGTGCTCTTGGCTGCCTTTCTTGCGGGGGACGGGGCGGACGGTGTACTCGGTGGTGAGGCCGCTGCCTTTTTTGCTGATGCTGAAGTCCCAGGAGAGCAGGTCTTCGTAGTCCTCCATTTGGGAGATCGAGTCCAGCTCTTTGAGGATGGACTTTTGGGTGATCTGGAGGACTTGGACTTTGCCGGACTCGTAGTTGTAGACGGGCACGGCGATGGCGAATTTGACGTCGGCGGTGCCGGGGCCGCCGCGGCCTTCGCGGGGCTCGAAGTCGCCCATTTCCGCGGTGATGTCCTCGGGGGTGGGCTCGTAGTCAAAGCGGAAGGGGCGGGAGGCGCCGTCGCAGGTGCCCCAGCACTCGTAGAACTCCAGGGGTTCGTCGGAGAGCATGGCGAAGCGGACCGAGCCGCCGTCGGGGAGCTTCGAGAGCTGGAGGTAGCCGCCGCCAGCGCCGCTGGTGGAGACTGCTGCTGAGGCTGCTTTTGAAAGGAAAGCCATTGTGTTTTGGTGTTTGGGATGTCGCCTTGAGTGGCAACCCTTGCACAGTAGCACGGGGTTGACCGAGTGGCTACCCTAGAAAAATGCCCCAGCACTGGGAGGTGCCGGGGCGACATAACCAACTTCTGTAGGAGTCTAACATCGTGTCTCACGCGACGCAAGAGTTGCTGGCGTTTGTGCGCCAGTTGCCGGTGGGGATGGCATATGCCCCGATCTATGCCAAGGACAGGGCGCTCCAGTCTGGGAAAATTTCGAAGGGCAAGACGCCGCTGGAGAAGTCGCACCATGTGGTGATGACGCCGGCGGATGTGGCGCTGCAGATCGAGCGCCGGCCGGAGGTGTTCCAGGCCGTGGGGGTGTTTACGGGGGCCCGGAGTGGGGGCCTTGTGATCCTTGACGTGGACAGGAATCTGGCCAAGTTGCGGAAGAAGTGGGGTAGCACGCTTGATAACGCGCCAGTTATCACCAGCACGAAGGCCAACGCGGCGAAGTACCTGTTTCGCGTGCCGGAGGCGCTGTGGGGTGAGCTGAAGGGGATTGGGCTTTCGGATACCGGGGCGGGGTACGAGGTGCTGTGGGGCCGTCAGGGGCTCCTGTATGGCGCTTATCCGGGCTCCAGCGATGGGAAGGCACCAGCAGGTCAATACGGGTTTGCAGGGGACCTGGAGGCGATTCCAGAGGCCCCTGAGTGGCTTGTGGCGGAGATGAGGGATGCCGCGGGGAAGCAGATCGAGGATGGCGGGTTCATCAAGAACCGGAAGGCGCTGGATTTCTCGGATCGAGATCCAGCTGAGGTGGCTGAGTTTGTGCAGTCGGCGTTGCGGGTGATTCCAGGGCAGGGTGCGGGGAGCCGGGACCACTGGGTGAAGGTGGGGATGGCGATCCACTCGGAGTTGCCGAACGACCTTGGGTTGACGTTGTGGAGTGCGTGGTCGGCGGATGATCCGGAGTATTCGGAGGAGTGGGCGGATTCCAATCCCTGTGAGGAGGTGTGGAAGTCGTTCAGAAAGGGGCCGGTGAGCCTGGGGACGCTGTTCTGGATGGCGGACCAGCAGATGCCCGGGCGGCTATGGCTGTCGGAGGATTTGCGACGGATTGTTACGGAGGTAGAACAGGACCGTGTGCAGCGTTTCCGTAACACCGGCCTGCCACACGAAGAGATCGTTAAGCGCGGTGAAGCGGTCATGAAGCTGCCTAACCCGTCCGAGTTGCAGCACAAACTTCACGAGCTTGCGCTCGAAGCTGGCTACCGCGATGCGGCTGCTGTTGTACGTCTGTTAATTGCTGATCAGGAGTTTCGTCGCGGATCGCATGGTGGATCGCTGCAGGAAATTTTTGCCACGGAGGAAACACCAATCGAATACCTGATTCCTGATTTGCTGCCGAAACCGGGAACTGTGTTGATGCATGGTCGTGGAGGATGCGGCAAAACGATGGCAGTTCTGACGCTGGCAAAACACATTGCCCGTGGGATTCCGTTTTCTGTACAGGGCCAGGACGTACCAGTTGAACAGGGCACAGTTCTCTGGCTTAACGGCGACCAGAACAGTCGGCGGATTCGTAAGCAGTTCAAAGACTTGGACTTCACCGCTGACGATCCGGTGATTGTGCGCAACAAGGTCTCGATGCTTTGGTATCCCTGGTTTATTCAGCAGATCGAGGAGCACCGTCCCAAGTTGGTGGTTTGGGATTCGGTGACGGCTTGTATGCGTGGTTGTGCTTTTGACCAGAACAAGGCTGAGTACGCCGAGCCGCTCTACTGGTACTCCTCGGAAAACGGCGAGAGCTTCCCGGCCACCACAATCCTCTTCATCCACCACGCCAACAAGGAGGGGGGCTTCAGGGGCACCACAGCGCTCGAAGACGGTGTGGATGAGTCTTGGGCTATCCGGCGACCTGAGAAGGGCGAGAAGGAGCGTGTAGGAGCCTCTGCGCGGCTTATCACCATCAACAAAAGCCGCGAGGGCAACGAGGGGAAGCAGTTGGTGCTGCGCCAGCAGGCTGACCTGACGTTCGAGTTAAAGGACCTGCCTAGTGAGGGGGTCGAGGAGGGGTCGCCGGCTTCGGTGGTGGATCGAGTGCTCCAGCGGCTGCGGACGCGCGGAGAGTCGATGACGCGGCGCGAATTGAACGCAGACCCAGTCGTGGGGGGAAGCGTTGAAGGGATCCGTAAGGCGCTCGAAAGGCTGATCGACCGTGGACTGGTCACGTCCGAGGGTAAGGCCAGTTACCGGAGGTACCAGGCTGTTACCGCGCGCAGGGGGGTCGGGCTAAAAGGTGTCCATTCTGAAGAAGAAGGCAGTGCTGGTACTGGATCTGACGATTCCGGGTGTCCTGAAGTGTCCGAAACTGTCCGGAGTCTGTCCTTTTTTGGGGCATCCGATGATTCAGGACACCCTTCCGCCCAAAAACGGACAAGACCGGACAAACAGGGTCAGTCAGATTGCTCAGATCCACTGCACCGCAACGTGTCTGACGAAAACGGACAGGATGCCAGCGGGCTATTCACGCGCGAGCGATCTAAGAGCGAACTGGACGACCTGATCCGTACAGCCGCGGATACCTGGAGCTAAGCTCCCGGCAAGGCAAAGGGAGGGGTGCCAGCCCCTCCCCATGCGTCGCCACACCCGTGGCCGCACAGCCCCGTTCACCTACGCCCGGAGCTTGCTCCGCCCATCTTATGCAATTCAGCAATCCTTATACTCAGTTTGTTGTAGATACCGGTCTTCGCAAACTAAATAACACTGAAGAACTTATAGCTTTTAGAGATAGACCTATACCTGTTTTTTATGTAAAAGGCTTTAACAATTTAAATATAACATGGGGTCCGTGGGAATTTAAATACATTAAAGATACCGAAGGAACTTTTTACGCTTTATACAACGAAGCCGCTATGTATGAAATTTCACTGAACTGCGTAAACAACACTACAGATATCCTAGACTGGATTTTACACATCAGCGGTAAAAACGAAAATGTTTACGGCGAACACTGTGCATATTTTTTAGGTAAAGCGTTCAGGCAAATTTGCGCACATTCAGACGTAGACATATGTAAGCATGGTTACTTTGATGGTGTAGCCGTTGCGCGTAAATACTGGCACAGTTCTCGTTGTAGAAGAAATATATCTGTCCGTGTGCGCCATACAATATTGGAGCGAGACGGTTTTAGGTGCTGTGACTGCGGGGCATCTGCCTCCACAGGAGCTGTACTAGAAGTAGATCACACGATTCCGGTTTCTAACGGCGGTAGTAACGATCCAAGCAACTTAAGGACTCTGTGCTCAGAATGCAATCGTGGGAAATCCGATCGACTCGTTAGCTACCCGGATGCCGTTACCGAGGTTTGAAGCACCTAACTTGTTCCTAGGGCTGCTCCGCATCGCGGCGTGGCTGTTTTGGAGACCTCCGATGGCGACCTCAACCAAGCCCAAGCGCGAGCCACGGCCTCCTCGGAGGCCCACGCTCTCGGTGACCCAGTGCTCGATCCCCGACGAGATCCACAGCATCATCCGCACCAGCTGGTTCAAGAACGGCCGCATGGTCGAGGTGGACGAGGTCCAGGTGCCCGAGTGCGACGACGCCCGCGACGCCTTTCAGTACGTGGTCGGTGGGGCACTCAAACGGGGCTGCGACGTCTGCGTCATGACCACCTACCCGCCCGAGGCCCTGGGCATCCAGCGATGAGTGACCGCAAACTCCTGCAACGTCTCCAAAAGGCCTACCAGTGCTGCGACGCTTGTGGCACCGCCTACGGCACCCCAACAGGCGGTTACAGCACCTACTGGCGGGGTGTCTGTGACGTCTGCGGCCTGGAGCTGGCGGTGACCGAAACCCGGGACTGGGGCTACCTGCAACGCGGCATCAGCAGCGCTCGCAGTTAGAGCCGCTTGCGATTGTTACAGAGTGTGAACAGGGGGCTCACGGGTCCCCTGTTTTTGTGTCACAGTACGGGAGTTCAACCAACAGGGAGGCGCCTGTCTCCCTAACACACCAATGAACTACCCCAACTTCCGCACCAGCATCCCCACCGAGCTTTTAGGTAGCTGGTACTACGCCGTCCGGTGGTCTCGCCTGGCGCTCCAGGAGCGCATCCGTACCAGCAAGGACTACGGCCTGTCCACCAGCTACGACGATCTCATGATGTCTCATGTTGAGTCTCTTGAGTCTTACCTCCGGGCGACGTACGACGAGTACATGGATTGGCTGGCGCAGCCGGTTTCGGCGCTGACGGAGACAGCAGATGTCTGACATCATTTCTCTGCAGGGTGTGACGATTTCCGATGAGCGCGTTGGTGTTCTTGCTTTGGTGGATGATGCTGTGGTTGCATGGCCGCAGACTTTCTTCGAGCCCGAGGAGTATGGCCCTGCCTTGTGCCGAGGCTCCTTCGACCTGGATACCGACGAGGTAGTTCCAGAGGACTATGAACAACTCCGAGAATTCATCCAGCAGCGGGTCCACCACTGGGAGCCGGTCGACCCAGCAAATCCGTAACGCCTTGGCACGCTCCATTCGCAACGAAACCGACTACGACGACTGGGATTACGGCACGGAGCCGATTGAGAAGGACACGACCTGGGTCCAACCAGCCAGCATCCTTCACCTTTATGCCCGGTTGCTCCAGCGGTTTCAGGAAGAGGAGACCGTCAGCCATGCGCGGCTGGCGGCCCTGGCGGTCACCGAGATTCTCACGATCCCACCCGAGACTCTTGTGAGACTCGCTAAGACCTTCACTCCCTAGTACACTAACCCAGTTCTTTTTTCAATCTCATGCTCACACTTCTATCAACCAAAGACGTCGGCCAGCTCCAGGCATATCTCACCGAGATCGGCACTGCCCTGGAAAACCTGACCCAGGTGCTGGAGCACGCGCAGACCGTGCAGGTCGAGGTCGAGGCTCCTGTACGGAAGTTGCCCGTACAGCGAGAGTCTCAAAGTAAGACTCGTGTGTCTCGCCGCAAGAGGGGGCGTAAGGCGTTGACGGCTGAGCAGGTGGCGCATATCAAGGGTGCGCTTCTGCGGGGACGGACTGGATTGTCGCTGGCACGGGCGTACAACGTGCATCCCACGACCATCAACCACATCAAGCTCGGGAAGACCTGGAAGACGATTGCTCCAATGGAAACAGGTGGAGTTGCGGCGTGATTCTGTGTGATACAGAAATTCGGGCCCTCTGTATGGAGGGCCTTGTTACTCCCTACGATCCACGACTGGTGAATCCAGCGAGTCTCGATGTGAGACTCGGGTATGAGTTGATGGTGGAGGTCGAGGAGTTTCCTGACCTCGTGCCAATCGACCTTACCGGGCACACGCAAACCAATCCGTTTTGGCTAGTGCCAGGCGAATTTGTATTGGGTTGCACGCTGGAGACGTTTTATCTGCCGGTGGATGTGGCGGCCCAGTTTGCGCTCAAAAGCACTAGGGCTAGGCAGGGGATCGAGCATCTGATGGCCGGTTACTGCGATCCTGGCTGGAGTGGTTCCAGGCTGACTCTGGAGCTGATGAACGCTAGAAGGAAGCACGCCGTTGCACTGTGGCCGGAGATGGCAATCGGGCAGCTTGTGTTCCACAAGATGTCGATGGCTCCGTTCAAGGACTACTCAGTTACAGGACACTACAACTACGATTCTTCCGTTCAGAGTGCTAAGTATGCCTGACATGGTTAACAGTCCACCGCACTATACGGATGGGCGCAGATTCGATGTTATTGACGTGATTGAAGACTCGGTGAAATTTGCACCGGATCCCGTTTTAGGAGGTCTGCAGTGGCAGGTACTTAAGTATGTGCTTCGTTGCTGGAGTAAAGACACGCCTCAGGAAAATCTGCAAAAAGCTATGTGGTTCTTAATGCGTTTAATTGATCAGTTGCAAACAAAAGAAGATATTTCGAAAGATGGCAATGGATAACTACAAGTTTGAGTTGATTAGGGCAGATGAAGCCCAGCAGATTACCTATAGCATGATCAACAAGTTCCAGGCGAACTTTGCTGAGGAGCTTGTGGAGGCTTTTGTTGACTTCGCTTCTGGGTGTGGGTTTTACAAAAAATCCTTGTACCAAGCGATGCAACGACGTATAGATGAGGAACCTATCGAATGACCTCATGGACTGGGAGTGGTTTGCGCTACTTGCGGTTGTTTACTGCTTGGTCTGCGCTCTTGTTATTTGTCTAGGTAAGTTTTTACTGCCATGACTCCTTACAAGTGCTACAAAATTCAAATGCAGGTAACCACGACTGAGTTGCTGGCGCCTAGCATTGCCTCTGCCATCCTGGCGGCACAGGAGTTGTATCCGGGCCAGGAAGTTCTCAGTGTTCTTTTACAGCCCGAATGGGAGGATTGTGATGACTAACCCTCTTTGGAAACAGATGGAAGTGCAGCTGGAGCGCCAGGGGCAAGAATGGCCGCCGAAGGTGGCGCGTGTCTTGCGGGTGCTGGCGCACCAGGAGCAGGTGACGCCTGAGCAGCGCGAGTGGTTACTGCGTCAGGCGGTTGATGCTGAGCTGGCGGGCTAGTGCCAGCGATACAGACGCCTTGCCCTGAGTGTGGGGCGGCTAGGACGTACGTTGTGCTGTCTAGCCTCTTGGAGACCGGGTGGATTGTGCGAAGGCGGAAGTGTGCCGGGTGTGATCACCGCTGGTACACCAAGCAAGCGCCCGAGGAGATTGTTTCGCCGTACCAGCTGGTCTGGAAAAAAAGCAAAGTTTGGAGCTTGCAGAACGATGTGTGATGTGTGTCCGGGGTGCCGGAGTGAGCGGATCTACGTGATCAGCACCGACATCGCTGCCGATAAGCAGCGGCGGAGGCGGTATGAGTGCCGGGTTTGCCTGGAGCGCTGGACGTGCCATGGCAACAAGCTGATTGTGATACACGAATACGACAGGGATGTTCCAGCAGATCAGGGGTGTAGGCGGTGCGGGCACTACTCGCGTGGGGTCTGTTCGCTTGGTATCCCTGAGTCCAGGCTGCCTGGGTTTGTTACAGAGTGTGAAGCCCGGCTGGTGGAGGAGGCACTGGTGTAGTACATTGACGGTGTTCTCGACCCACAGGTCAACATGCCAGGCAGCGACAGGCGTCCCGATGGGAAGGGGCGGAATTTTACGGTGAATTTGAGGTTGAGTCGGGAGGAGATTGAGGAGGCCAGGCGGCTTGGGGCTGGGAATGTGTCGATGGGGGTGAGGTGGGCGTTGCGGTTTGCGACAAACCGGAAAATGCGTCCCATCCCGCTGTCTACGATGCTGCGGTCAGCCGCTGTGCTGGCTATCGAGCTGGAGGAGCGAGCCGATATTCCACCAAAGGAATAATTACCGCTCGTTCGCAGAACTTACTAACCACACGATCCACACCATGGACACAAAGTTTTTGTTTGGCCTGGAGTATTTGCACACGCTCCAGAACGCGACGACTGTTGCGTTTGACTGTGAGACTACGGGGCTCCAGCCGAAGTTTGGCGGGTTGCGGTTATTGCAGTTGGCGGCTCTGGACCGGGAGCCGGTGATCATCGACTGTTGGGAACTGGAGGATCACCAGTGGACTGAGCTGGAGGATTTCTTTGCGACCAAGCGGTATTGGGTGGCACACAATGCCGTGTTCGATCTGGGCTGGTTGCAGGAGCACGAGATTTATCCAGAGGGGGATGTGCTTTGCACCATGCTGGCTAGTCGGATCTTGACGAATGGACTGCCGAATGTGAAGCACGGCCTTCAGCACGTGGTGAAGCGTTACCTGAAGGAGGAGATCTCGAAGGAGGAGCAGAGGAGTGATTGGAGTGGTGAACTTACGAGGGAACAAATGTACTATGCCGCGAAGGATGTGCAGGTGTTGATTGAGTTGGATGGGCCGATCAATCAGCGGATGGCGGAGGCGAATCTGCACCATGCGTGGTTTTTGGAGTGTAAGGCGTTGCCGGCGATGGCGCAGTTGTGGAGAACCGGGCTGCCGTTTGATCGCAAGTCACTAGAAACGCTCCAGGGGGACTTAACGGTTGAACATGAGCAGCGGGGGCGGGAGTTTTTGGTTGCACTGGATCGGGCACTGCCGGCGGACTCCAAGCTACCGAGGGAGGCGGATGGCAGCATCAACACGCGCTCCAAAGCAGTTGGCAGTGTGCGAGCTGGGACCAGGCTGGAGGCTGGTTTCAATCTGAACAGTCCCAAGCAACTGCTGGATGTCTTTACGAAGTTGCTGGGGCGGAAGCCGGTGGATGCGAATGGGAAGGCGAGTGCCAGCAGGCAGGCGTTGCGGGAGTATGCGGGGGACCATCCGGTGGTGGCGGAGTATCTGGCGTGGAAGCGGGTGGAGAAGCGGCGGCAGATGGTTGAGGCGCTGATTAAACACCTGCAGGCGGATGGGTTTATTCGTGCCAGCTACATGCAGTTGGGGGCGGATACGGGGCGGATGTCGTGTATCAGTCCGAACCTGCAGCAAATTCCAAGAGATTCTAGATTTAGGGACTGTGTGAAGGCTCCGAAAGGGTGGAGACTAGTGGTGGCCGATTACGCGCAGATGGAACTGCGGTTGGCTGCTGCAGAAGCCGAAGATCCGCTCATGATCGAGGCGTTCCAGCGTGGGACGGACTTGCACACACTTACTGCAATGCAGATTTATGGAGTTGATGAACATGAAGTCACAAAAGAGCAGCGCCAGATTGCTAAATCTGCGAACTTCGGCCTTTTGTATGGATCGGGAGCCAGAGGATTACGCAACTATGCAGCAAGCATGGGGATACAAATGGATCTTGATGAGGCAGCGGAGGTGCGGGAAAAGTTCCACGCAGCCTATACAGGAATCAGCCGGTGGCAACGCAAAAATGCTCAGGCAGCTGATGCTTGTAAAGCAAATGCTGCGATCCGTATTCGTAAGTCGCAGTTGCGGCGGTTTCTTCCGGGTGAGCACAACAAGCTAACCACTCGTTGTAACACTCCAATTCAGGGGGCTGGTGCGGCGGTGTTGAAGCGGACGCTGGGGAAGTTGTGGCCGCTACTGCGCAAGGAAAGCGATGAGGTGGTGCAGCTTGCTGGCGTGGTCCACGACGAGGTGATCTTGCTGGTGCGGGAAGATCAGGCGGAGAGGTGGGCGCTCCAGTTGGCTAAGACGATGGAGGAGGCTGAGGCGGAGTGGCTTGGGGTGGTGCCAGCGCTGGCTGAGGCGCATGTTGGGGAGTCTTGGCTGGAGGCGAAATGAGGCCCAAGCCGTTGCGGTGGTATGTCGTGGTAATGCGGTGCATTGGGGGTCCGCTCCATGAGTACAAGGTGGAGGCGGAGGATGCGTTCCAAGCGCACCAGCAGATACAGCAGCTGTTTCCGGGTAAGACTGTGGTCAGAATTGCGCTGGCACCACCGGTATTTGATGGCGAAGACTGGTAGGGAGATCATCATGGAGCGGCTGTACGCGGCCATTCGCCGTTCTCGAACAGCGGATATTCAGCGTGCAGCCATGTTTCTGGAGTGGGCGTATGAGGTCAGGTTGGGCTCGAAGCGCCAGCGGGCTGTGGCGAGGCAGGCGCAGTCGGAGGCGTGGAAGAAGAAGGTGGACGCTCCAGCTCGTTGGTAGTGCTACTATGTAGCAGAGTAGACCGCACGGGTATGCCGCTTAAGCACGGGAGCAAGTTTTATTGCCAGGTCTTGCTGGATCCGAACAGGTATGGGCTGGTGGTGAAGCTGGCTGAGAGGGAGAACAAAAGACCCACGGCATTGATGAGGGAGATGATTTATGCGGCGTTGGAGAAGATGTCGTTGACGTCGGATTACAAGGCGGCGGAGGCGGCGGATCATGCGATGTGGGCGGAGTCGGTAAAACGACGAGTAGAAGGCAGGCAACGCTCCAAGCAACAGGGGGATTCATGACGCGGTACGTGATTTTGTGTGGCGACAAGTACGTGGCGGCTGCGCAGCCAGACACGAGGAAGATTTTGTTGACTGAGGCGCGTGAGGATGCTGGGTCGTGGTCGACCTACGAGCGCACCATCAAGGCGGCCAGGTTTGTAGAGGAGGTTACTCGCGTTCCAGTGATCGTGCAGGCCGTAGAGGAGCCTGACTATCCGAAGTCCTGGAATGTCGAAGACTAAGCAGTGGGTTGAGGTGGAGGTGTGGCTCCCGGGGCGTGGGGCGCTGCGGACGCTTGTGCCGGGGGAGAACTGGGAGGAGGCCCGTACTTACGCGGAACGTAAGTATCGGGGGTGTCTTGTGTTGTTGCCGGGGCAGGTTAAGAAGCCCGAGCTGGCGCGGTCGAAGAATGGGGCGGAGAAGGATGCCCGGGCGATGCTAAAAAGGCGTCAGCAGGAGTCGCGGTCGTAGCCGCAGATGTCGGCCAGGTTGTTGGCGGCTTCGCGGATGGCCCAGTCGGTTTTGATGCGTTCCAGGTGGTAGAGCTGGTTGAGGAGTTTTGCGGCTTGGTGGAGTTCGTCGATGTTGCGGGCCGCGTGGAGTTGGTCCAGGTAGCGCTCCTGGGCGTGCTGTGTGAGCTGGTGCTCCAGGCGGGGTTCGAGGGGGTTGTGCATGTCAGACGGGGTGGATTTGGAGGAGCCAGCCAGAGTCGGGGCCGTCGATGAGCCAGCGCGGGAGCCAGTTCTTGCGGGAGTATGCGATGCCGGCGCCGCCTTTGTTGCTCACGTAGCCACCTTTTACGAGGTCGGCTTCGCCGTTGGGGTCGTTGTGGATGAAGTGGGTGGGGGTGAAGCCGGTGACGACGCTCCAGTGGCCGGAGCCGTTTGGGGCGGAGACGGGGCCGCGGTGGAGCCAGCCGACTGGGGTGGGGCGGCCCTTTTCGAGTTGTTCCTCCAGGGTGGAGGCGGTGGCGTCTTGGATGAAGGTGGCGGCGAGGCCCAGGGAGCGGAGGGCGCTGAGTTGGGCGGAAACGTCTGTGCTGTCGCCGTATTTGCGGCGGATGACGTTGTAGGCGTCGTCGTTGCCGATCTTGCCCCAGTAGCGGGCGACCATGGCGCAGCTGGAGCTGAAACACTCGCGGTAGCCGGTGCCGCTTTTGTTGTCGAGCTGGTACTCGTAGGGGACTTTGAGGGTGCAGGTGCCAGCGGTTTCGGGTTTGACCGCGTGCTGATCCATGAGTTTGATCAGCTTTTCGGGGTAGGTGGGGTCAGTGGCGTAGCCCTGCTTTTGCAGCATCCGGGCGGCGTCTTCGCGGGATGCGGCGTTGTTGACGCCTTTGTAGGTTTTGAAGTCTTTGTACCAGTGGTCGACGAGGTAGCAGACGCAGGTCTGGATGTCCGGGAAGTCGATGAAGGAGTCAGTGATGGTGACCCACTGGTTGTTGAGGAATTCTTGGGTTTTGGTGGCGGTGCCTTCGCCTTTGAGGCCGAAGAAGTTGTTACGGCCCGAGGTTTTGGTGCCGTGGGCGGATTCCAGGGCCCATTGGGCGGCGACCAGTTCGGGGAATTTGGCGCCAGCGATGCGGGCGGCTTTGGTGATGCCGTTCCAGTCGTTGGTGATGGCCAGGATTTTGCCGCTCTGGCTCCAGGTTTTGAACCAGGGTTGGTTGCGGCTGAGGATGTTGGGGTCGGACTTGTGGATGGCTTCCTGCAGTTCTTGCAGGGCGGCCATCTGGTGGGGGAGGGCACGGTAAAACCGGCACAGATCCAGCAGACGGAGGGAGGAGGGGTTAGTCACGGCGCCAGGGGGCGTGGATGGATATCGGGCCGCCGAGCTTCTGGGACTCTCCGGTCTGCAGCTCGGGATCTATGGGGTGGTCAATGGTCGTGGGAGAGTCGGTGGGTGGGGGCTGGCTGTTGTGCCAGGCGGTGATTTCCGCGTCGACCTTGGCTGGGAGCGTGCGCTCGAACCACCACTTGCGGATGGCTGATTCGAGGTCACGCTCCAGGGCAGGTTTGCCGAAGCGGATCAGCCCTTTTTTGCCTTGAGGAGGTTAAGGATTTGGAAAACAAGTTGGACGATGCTGTTGCTCTTGAGGGGGGACAGAGCGATCAGCTCGGAGGCGGCGGCGACCACGATCCAGAAGGCTGGATGCGACAGGAAGTCCATGAGATGTAGTAGGGGACTTTTCTGTGTAAGTCTAACTGTGGTAGCAAGCGTTTTAGCAATAACGCTGTTTCTGTCGCTACCGTTGGGGTAGCTGCTGCGCGGTGTGGATTACATCGACGAGCAAGACGGGTTTGTTCGTAAACGCGAGGCTAAGGCCAGGTTTCGAGAGCAGATATTGAAGGGTTGGGATTACAAATGCGCATATTGCCGCGAACCGCTTGGCAAGTCGGGGACGCTGGATCACGTGCGTCCCAAGTCGAAAGGTGGTGAGACGGTGCCATCGAACTTGGTGGCGTGTTGCCTATCGTGCAACACCCGGAAGAGTTCCACGGAATGGTCAGCGTGGTTTCGGATGCAGGAGTTCTGGGAGCCGCATGTGGAGGATGCGATCCAGTGGTGGTTGAGTCAGTGAGTGGACTGGTTTGGGGGGAGCCAGCCCATGGATTCGGCGTACATCATGGCCATCCACAAATCTTCAACATATCTACAGGATCCGCGGGTGCAGATGCGGTAGTAGATGCCGCCGTCGTCGCCGCGGATGGTGTCGAGGTGGAAACTTTGGCCCAGGTCTTCGGTAGAGATTACTGAGGACATGATGAGGGACGGGATTCCAATACGGTGACTCGTTGTTCGACGCGGTTGAGGCGGCCGAAAGTTTCTTTGCGGTCTTCTTTGATGTCGGTGTGGAGCACTTCGAGTTGGGTGGCGATGTGTTCCACGGCAGCGGTGAGGCGGATTACGGCATCACGTGCTTCGTCGCTGCGGCGACTAAAACCCATCGCGCCCATAGCGGCCACGCTGATGGAGGCTCCAGCAACAGCAGCGATCAGCTCGATCATGCACCTAGGTTAGCGCCCCTGCCCGCGGCGAGGTTTCTTGCCGCGGCGGCGGGGCCGGCTGTTCTGGCCGTAGCCGATGCTGGTGGTCTTGGGTGGCCCGGGTTGGTGGTCAATCCGGGCGGCGCCAGTCTTGGCTTTTACGGCCATCAGAATCCGCTGCTGGTGCTGTTGGTGCTAAACAGCACGGTGTCGTCGCCTTGGGGGGCGGCGGGCTGCGGCGCGTAGGGATCAGATGGCCAAGAGGAGTAATCCGGGCTGGTGATGTAGGCCGCGAGTGCCTCGGTATCGGCGGTGTTGCGAATTTCGTAGTTTTTGCTGCCTGAGGCAAGGCGGATTTCTTCGCGCCAGGTCCGCAAGACGGGGTCGGCTGTTTTGCCGTTGTCGGCCTCGCGGATGATGATCCAGTCGGTGGGGGCCATCAACGTGTTAGCCGTGGTGCGGGTTTGTTGTACCCACTGATCCACGAGTTGGGCGTGGTCCTTAGGGATCAGCTTGCCCTCGGCGTCGTAGCCCCAGTAGAAGCGCTGGTCCCAGGTCGGAGGGTCGGGGACTTCGGTGATGCCGATGGCGGTACGGTCTTCGGGGCTGCTAAGCCTGACCCAGTTAGCCGGATACTGGATTCCGTCGTGCGTGAACGCAACGTCCGGGCTGAGGGGTTTGCCGTCGAGAAGAAACACAGTGGTTCAGGCGTCTAGTAGTTGACACCGCTGGAAGGCTTCTGTCACTCTAGCCTCCCACGCAATCACGGCACCATGACCGACGAAGAGATCCAAGAAATTATGTACATGCACGCAAACTGCTTCACCAATTACATCTGCTTCAGCGATCAGGGCGTGCTCGACTTTGCCCGTGCCGTGCTGGACCAGGCTGGATACAAGGCGCCAGAGCCGCAATCAGAGCCTATCGGTGCCAGTTATGCCGACGCGATGTGGCGCTTTTCGGAAAGTGTGGACAAACTGCAGGGGAAGTTGGAATGACTACTGGGCTTCAAGCTCGGCGGCGATGGCGAGGATTGCCTCACGGGCCGAATCGTTTCTTGCCTCCATGGCAAAGTCATGATCGTGGTGGCCAGTGTAGCTCGAGTAATCCTCAGGCACCACTTGATCCGCAGCAGCTCGCAGGGCGGCAGCGGCAATCTCCCGGGAGTAACACTCAGGGTTGATCTCGTACTGCATGGCAGCATCCAGCACCGCCTGCGCGGCGGGGGAGAGGTCAGTCATCGAGTTGCTCCAAGGCACGAAGAAGGATGTTGTAATGAGCTGCATCTAACTCAGTATCTTCCAGAACTGCGATGGCCTGCTCCTTCAAGCTCGGTGGCTTGGGTTGGGCCAGGGCGGCTTCCGCTTTGGCGCGAAGCATGGTCCAATCGCCGGTTGTTGCTCCTGTTTCGTAATACAGAGCCTCCAGCAGCTCATCGCATAGCGCTCGGAAGTCAGGCTTGTCGTAATCTGGGGTCATCGTCGATCCTCCAATCGGCGGTCATGGGGCAGGGTGTTAGCGCACCGCTGCTTCACCACCTTACCACCGTATCAAGCTGCCACACAGGTCTTGTTCTCTAGTGGGGTCAGCGGGCGCGGGCGTAGTTGAAGGGGGATTCGGCGAAGGCGGCGTAGATGTATGTGGCGCCAGAGTTGTTGCTACCTCCACCAGTATTGCGAACCTTAAATCCGCTGGATGTAAAGTCGATTGGAAACGCATCTGTAATTTCTGCGTTACTTAAATTTGGCAAAAGAATCGTCCTGTTGCTGTCGTTATAAGGTTCTCGCATTGAATCTCTAATCTCCCACCCGTTACCAGAAGCACTTGATTCCTTTAGCATCACAAACGCTGGCCTAAACCCGGTATAAACAAACGGCCCATCCGAGCTGCCGTTGCCGGTGTAGCTGCCGAAACTAGAGTACCCGACTACTGGGGCGAAGCAGTAGGCGACGCTATTGCCACCACCTGCATACGTACTGCCAAGCGTGAATACTGTTGATGTGGGTGTAGTGCTGTTCCACGCGTTTGAGGTATTGTCCTGAGCCGCCGTTGAGTTGAGAATCAAGTAATAGGCGTTTGATGTCAGGTTCTTGTGGTAGACAAGCCAGCTATATGTTTGCGCCCTTGACTTAACGATGATCAGATGGGGCTCGACGCCTAGGCCGTGACCGATAGTTGCGCTGCCACTGGATTGTGCAGTGAACGTCACCACGCTAAACCCCGCCGTCGCGTTGGCCCTGACACCTGTTGGCGTGATCGTGCCTGCTGTGTTGTTGGTGACTGTTGTGGTTCCGGCGTCCCAGGTCCAGGCGACAATAGAGCCACCATTTATGTTTGGGCTGTTGAAATTTTGAGGTGTTCCAACTGTAAAACCGGCGCTGTCAAAAGAAGACAAATCATTGCCTACACTACTTGTTTGTTCAGCGCCAGTTGAGTCACTAAACAATCCACTTGCTCGACCGCGAACCGTATCGAACAGTGCGTGACTATTTGCACCGCTGCGATTTTTAAACCACACAAAATCAGGGCTGAATCCAAGACCAGTGATGCTCTGACTACTACCTGTACCCGTATACAGCTTCACGTCCATCACCGTGGAAGGCTTTGTGACTAATGGCGCGGGCAGGTTTGCCGTGCAGAGCGCCTTGAAGCCGCTGGGGGCCGTGTAGGCGAAGGGGCGTTGGCCGAAGTTGGCGGTTGAAGAGCAGGTCTGCGCACCAGAATCACTAACAGCGGGGAAGTAGGTGCCAGCAGCAAGGCCGGAGTACATAACCCCTAGACTTACGCCATTTTTATACGCCGTAATGGTTCCGGCGTCAGCATCAAAAGCAAAACCGATTACATCATTTGTTGTGTATGAGCTTCCGTATGAGGCTGCCGTATTATTGTTGTATTTTGATCCGGTGTTTTGATAATACATCCAGCCATTAGCGTCACCACCTAGATAATCATTGATGTTTACCTTGTCGGTCGCTATTCCGAATCCATTTGCTTGCGAGGATGTTGCAGTGATCTCCCAATACCATTTACCACTACTGACTCCAATTGTGCCAAGTACTGTATTGAAACCAGTGGTGGTTGAACTGGTGAAATCAAGATTGCCATTTGTCAGCGTGGCGTTAGCGCCAATTTTTAGAGGGTTCAACGTACAGTAGTTCCCCCTAACCTCACCCCCCACGCCCGTATCCGTCTGCGCCCCATTAGTGGGAACGTCTACGAGGCTGTCGTTGCCTGCACCAGCGGTGACCGACAGGTTGTTCGGCGTCCAGTTGTTGCTGTTGCCACTAGTGTCCTTCCCTAATGTGGTCGCGGTGTTGCTGCTGTTGTCCGCGAACTCCAGGTGCCAACCTTGCGAGCCGTAGCTGCCGGTGTATGCCTTCGGGATGAGCTGGCCGGTGGTGGCGTCGGTTTCGGTGAAGCTGGTGGGGGTCAGCGCTTGGCCGTCGATGAAGTAGATGTCGGCGAGATAGCCGTTGAAGTACTGACTTTGTGAAGAAATCTGATGAAGCGCATTGTTATTCCAGGCCGTGCTAAAACCTGGAGCCGCTGTTGACGTACTCGTCCATGTTGTTACTTCAGATCCGTTTACATAGATTCGCGCTCTATTGGCAGCCGTGCCATTATCAGTATCAACAACAAAAACTAGATGGTACCAAGCCGATGGGTCACGAAAAACCTGCGCTGTTTGACGCAGAAAATTAAACACACTTCCTGTGTAGTCATAAAACTGAAGAGTATCTCCCGAAAAATTGCACCAAGTATGAGCCGTGCCGCTTGTTGTTCCAGGGCTATGGAATAAAGCGCCATCGCTCAGATTGCTTCGTTTTACCCACAGGGCCAGCGTCCAAATCTTGCGGTTGCCAGCAGATGCGGGGGTGCGGGACAAGTAGGCACTGTCACTACTGTTGAAACGCAGGCTCCTGGAGATGCCCGCTGCGGCTGGGGCGCCCTGACCGGACGAACCGATCAGCATGTTCTCATGAAAGACTGACATCAGGCGAAGGCTTTGGTGAGCACAGCGTGGATGCTGCCGCTTGCGCGGACAATGTAATCAATACGATCCACGGCATTAGCTGCCGTGCTGAGTGTAGGTGCAGTACTACCGGCAAATTCCCAGTCCGACGAATACGCCAAGGTCCGCGAGCCGGTGCCGTCCTGTGTCACGAACAGCGACCCGGACTGCCCAGCCACTTGGTTGGTGGGATTGCCCAAGGTGCGGTTGCCGCCGAGTGTTACCGAAAAGTTGTTGCTATCTGCAAAGTCAACCGCAATGGTGGCCGCGTCGGTAAGCGCCGTCACCTCAGCACGTTGGCCTTTGGTCCAGGTTTGGGCGGTGTCGATGGCGCCGTAGCCGCTGATGGTCTGGCCTGCAGCGAAGGTGATCGCTCCAGTCATCGTGCCGCCGGACTTGGGCAGGGCAGCGTTGGCTAGGTCGTAGGCGCTCTTGACTGCGTTGGGTGTGGCGGCTGTCGTTGTGCTGGTGCTGCTGGTGCTGTCGGTGAGCTGCAGTTTCCCTGCGACGCTGGTGCTGCCGCTAACGACGGTGGTTGCCCCAGTGTTGCTGATCGTCACATCGCCGCTCATGGCGACGGAAGTGGCCACGTTGCTGCTGTTGCCGACGAGGATGTTGGCGCTGGTCAGTGCGGCCAGTTTGCTGAAGGCGATGGCGGCGCTGGCGTTGATGTCCGCGTTGACAATGCTGGCGTTGCCGCTAACGATGACGTTGCCGCTTTGGTCCGGGAAGGTGATAGTCCGGTCGGCGGTCGGGTCGGCGGCGGTCAGGTAGGTTTCGTAGGCGTTGGCAGTGGAGCCCTCAAACGCAAAGCTGCCGGCGCTGCCGATCAGCAGCTCGCCGGTCATCGTGCCACCGGCCTTGGCGAGCTTTTCGCTCTCTAGCTCGTCGATAGCGGCTTGGACGTTGACAGCAGCAAGGCCGCCGCTGGGGGTGTAGCTGACTTGGTTGGCGGTGACGCTGGTGATCGTCTGGCTAACGTCAACCTCGGTCCATTCGTTGCCGTTCGACAGGACGATGTCAGGCGGTGCCAGAGCAACGTTCGGGGCGTTGCCGCTGGTGATCGTGCCAGCCTCGGAGACCACCAAGTAGTAGCGGTTGTTGGCGGTGGCTGCTGAAGGTAGCGGCTGACCAACGACCAGGCCGATGGCGGTGCCTTCTGCGGTGACGGTAGCGATCAGGCCGCTGCCGCTTCCGGCGGAGGCATCAAACGTGCCAGCGAAGATGATTTCGCCCACCGAGATGCCGATGGGCTGGAAAACGTTACCGTCCCAGAGGAAAAGGTCGCGGGTGAGGGGATTGAAGAAGAACTGGCCGATCATGTCGGCCGTGGGCTGCGTTTCTCCAATCTTGGTGATGGCGTAGTTGGCCAGCTTGGCGCCAGTCACCGTGTTGTTTGTGATGCGGGCAATGTCAAGCGAACCGCTGGTCAGCTTGGTGGCCGGAAGGTCTGGAATGTCGCCTGCAACTAACGCCGTGGCATTGGTGATGTGACCCTGGGCGTCGAAGGTGATGCCGTTTTGCGTGGTGCCTGCAACGCTATTGGAGTGGTTGAGGACGCCGCTGCCGTCAACGCTGAGGCCAGTGCCAGGACGGACGGCGCCCGTTAAAACACTGGTGGCAACAGGCAGGTCAGAACCAGCAACAGCAGTGCTGGCGGTGATCAGGCCTTGTGCGCTGTAGGTGAGTTTGCGGAGGGAGTCGGTGACAGGGGTGACGGTGTTGTTGATGATGGCGGTGTCGCCACTCATCGTCAGGCCGCCGCCATTGATGATGACGCCGCCCTTCGCGCTAGTGGTGGCCGTGGGGAGATCGGCGCCAGCGATGGTGCGGTAGCTGACGGCTCCAGCAGAACCAGTCGGGCCTGCGAGGAATTGGCCGGCGGCGCCTGTGTTGTCGAGGCTGGTGCCAACAGTGGCGGTGTCGCCGCTAGTGCTGACTGTGATGTTGACGATGCCGCTGGTGTCAGCCGTGATGGTGTTGATCGAGCCAGCAGCTTTGACCGAGTTCCAAGTGCTGTTCTGCCAGAGGTAGATCTTGACAGTGTCGGTGGTGAAGCCGAGTTGGCCGATAAAATCGCCAGTGACTGCGTCGAGGGCAGCTTTGCTGGCAGCGACGATGCAGGTGCTTTGGTCTCCGAGTTTGGCGGCGGTTACAGCGTCGGCGCCAATCTTGGTGGCAGTGACAGAGCCAGTGGCAAGCGATGCTTCGACGATGGAGCCAGCGGCAAAGCTGATTTTGGCGCTTGGGATCTCGGCGTTCGAGATGAGGTCGGCGCCGTATGCGATGAGGTCGCTGACCGTGATTTTTTTGGTTTCGCTGGCGCTGATGTCCGCGATGGCCAGTTCGTCCGTGGCTGCGAGGTTGGCACCAGCGAGGGCCTGCAGCTCTGTAATTTTGAGGTCTGCCAAGGGTTAGTCCTCCTGCTCCAAGGCCAAGTACGAGCTGGCGTCTTGCTCAAGCTCAAGTCTATCGCCGTTTTCCTGCAGCAAGTATTCGAGCTGACCCACGCCCGTGCGGAGACGGATGGGGCCAGTTGTGATGAAGTCGGCGGTCACTTCAACAATCGAGCCTGGCTGGAACGCAACGGCTGCGTTTGTAATGATTGCACTAATACTGTAGTAGATTTTGTCGTTTAATTCGTCTTGTTGGCCAGTTGGAGAATAGTTTTCTGTTTTGACGAACAGTTCGGCGTCGAATTCGCTGCCAACTTCGGTGCGGAGGATTAGCTGCAGCAGGTAGTTGCCGCTTTCTGCAACGGTGTCGAGGTAGTCCCAGTGGCAGGAGATGGTGCCCGAGCCGGACATCAAGCCGCTGTACTGGCTGCGGAACTCTTCCGACAGGGCCGTCACGTCGATGGCCTCGCGGTTGGTGTTGATCTCGTAGGAGGTGACTGCCCCAAGCAAACGCGTGCTGGCGTTTTCGACCTTGACGCGGATGGGGATGTCGGAGGCGATGGAGGCAAGCGTGATGGCCGAGGCTTGTTCGCCGTCGAGGGACGCGGCGAAGTTGTTGTACAGGCGGATACCGCCCATGTCGTCAACGAAGACGTACCACTTCCCGCTGCTTTGCTTGGTGTTGTTGGCCCATCCATCGGTACCAACAAAGCCGAGGACGACGCCGTTGGTGCTGGTGATCTCCACCTCGTCGCCGCTGATCAGGAAGCCGGGCTCGAAGTCAAAGCTGAACCGGCGGGCAGTGACGTTGATGTCGCTGGCGTTGACGACAGAGGTTTTTTCGCCTTCATCGCTTTTGCGGCGGAGGGCGACGCGACCGTAAGCGCCAAGGTAGGTGGACATCAGATGGCCACTCCCGTAGCGGCGCCAGAACCCTGGAAACTGATTTGAGCGCTCACTACTTCGCCAACGCTGGCTCCATAGGAGGCACTGGTGATGAAGGCGTTGATGGTGACAGTCTTGCTGCCGAGCGCCAGGATGAAGGCGATGGGGGAAGTGCTGGGGGCGCCAGTGCTGATGACGCGCTTGACTTGCGTCGCAGCGTCGTTGCGGGCGGTGTCGTCTTCGTAGTACAGAAGAGTGGCGGAGCCGCTGTACGAGCGGATGCCGGGCGTGTAGCTGCGGTCGTCGTCGCCCAGCGTGGTGGTCTCCAGCATCTCCAGGTCGGCCTGCAGGGACCAGTTGGTCACCTTCACCTGCGTGGTGCCAGCGATGCTGAGGGTGCCGTCTTTGCCGGTGTAATACTTGCTCATGATGTGGTCACGACCAGGCGGATGGTTACGGTGCTACGACCGGGCTTGACGCTGGCAATATCCGGGGGCTCTGCATAACGATAACGCAGCCCTGATTGTGGTACAAAAGTAGAGCTGCTGCCGGTCCAGCCGGCTTTGGCGTTGTCGGGCAGGTCGAAGGCGGAGAAGGTGCCTTTGGTGGTGTCGTAGCTGGAGATGAAGAGGTCGGCGTCTGCGTCGCTGATGTTCTGGTAGGTCAGTTCCAACGTGCCGCCGACGCGCTTGTTGCCGTAAAGGATGCGGGATTCGGCGCCGCTTTGCGTGCGAAACAACTTGACCGGATAATCGCCCGGATTAAAAGTGCGGCTCGATGGTCGGAGGTTTGGCAGGGTCATCAGTCAGGTGCCAGGTCGCTTACCACCGTGAATCCATTGTAAGAAGGCTTGAGTTCATTAGCGACCACGCTGTAGCCGTTTTCGTCGATGGGGAAGTAGCTGGCGCTGATGCGTGCCAGGCCTTCTTCGTCGAGGTCGATGGAGTCGACCATGTAGACAAGCGAGCGCGTTGTTGTGTCTTTGATGGCGAAGATTGAGCCGAACAGTTTGTTGGCTTTGGGCTGGCCGTCGACGATGCTGATGGTGAGCGTGTCTTCGTTGACCTCGTTGTCGTTGCGGTCCCAGTAGTACACCTGCACGCTTTGGCCGTTGGTGAGCTGGGCGGGCGTGATGATGGCGCCGTTGTCTTTGATGATGCCCGACGCGCCAGGCTGGACGTAGCTGGCTTGCGTCACCACGCGGATGAAGTCGCCGGGCGCCAGGCCGAGGCCGTAAGGCAGCGTCTGGAAGCTGACCACATGGGTGCGGTGGCGGCGGGCGCTCAGGGCATATTTGGCGAACAGTTCGGCGTGGTAGCGGCTGGTGATGTGGGTGAAGTTGAACTCCTCCAGCGGGCCGTTGGGCTGGTCTGTGTAGTACACGACTGCTGTTTGCTCTTGCGGGAAGCGGTTGGGTAGTTCTGTGCGGTAGCGCACCATGGCACGAATGGGCAGGCGCTCTTGGGCTTGGACGTACTCAAGCTGGAAGGAGTCCTCGATGATGTTGCCTTCGGTGAAGATGCCCGAAATCGGCACCTTGACATCGAACATCGTGTAGTCGCGGGTGGCGTCGATGGGGAGGGCGGGTTCGATTGAAAACTTGCCGCCGCGCATGACAAGGTTGCAAAGCAGCGAAGTGCTGATGCGTGCCAGGAATTCGCGCAGGTTTTGCGGTTCGACGATCACGTCGTCGTAATACAAGTAGTTGGCCTCAAGGAACATTGCCGTGCGGGCAAACTGAGCCTTGTCGATGAGGTCAGAGCTGATTAGTTCGCCAGCGCCGGTCTGGATGTTGGTAAGGAGGAAGTACGCCAAGTCCGTGAATATGTTTGACGAACTTACGGTTTCGATTATGTTGCCATTGCTGGTCAGGCGCAGATTGGTAACGCTGATGCCGTTCTTTGCGTAAATGTGAAGCTGTTCCAGTTGGTTCAGTTCTGCTGTGCTGCGGAGCTTGAGCCCCGCCATGGCGCAGCCGGTGTATGTGGCTGGGCTGTTGCTGCGAACAGCCACGGTTTCGTTGATGTAGACAATCTCGTGCTCTGGGCCGTTGTCGCAACTGCGCGAAATTAAATTTGCGTAGTGTGATACCTCGGCAATTCCTACATTGCCTTCAAATGTTCTTTCGCCGCCGAGGGTGGGCGGAGAACTGATGGGAACTGGCGCAACAATTTGGAAGTAGTAGTCAATGGTGATGGCGGGATTTCGCAGAAGGCTACGAATGACAAAGATTTCGTTGCCAGTCCAACTGCCGGTCAACTGCAAAATTTCGATGTTGTCTGGCTCTACAATTTCCCACCAGTGACTCAGGAAGTTTGTAGCTGTTATGTTTTCTGGCGTGGTGTACAAGCGCAGCTTCATCTTTAGTCGCACAACGCGACCACCCTGGTCGTAGCGAAATGCGGTGCTATCGGATTCCGAAAATGTGTAAATGCCACCAACGTTGAAGGGGAAGTATGTGATAACTGGAGTGCCATGGAAAGTGTTGTGTTCGGCTCCTCGTGGATCGGGATCTTTGTCGATGGCTTTAGCGATACCGTTGCTGATACGGAATCCATTTGCGTTTATGTCCAACGCATCCGAGGCTACTGCCTTAAGGAACCGGACACGCGATGGGGGAGGAGTGTATGTTGAGGCCCCTCCTTGATACACGGGATTGCTAATCATTTCCGGCGCCAGTGCCAGCTCTTTTACGCTGGCAGGCTTTGCCATCATGTACAGCGTGAACAGCCCGTAGTTTGTTGTTTTTGTTTGCGAAATGTACTGGCCTTCAGCATAAGGAACAGCGCCTTCTACATAGAGTCGGTAGCAGGGGCCTTCTACGGTTATGCCATTGATGGTTGCTTTTGTGTAGGAACCGTCGGCATTGCGTATCTGGTTTATTTCACCTGAGGTGACAGGACGCAGTCTGAATTCGTACTGCCCGAATCCATGGGCAATGCGGATAAAGTTGAACTGATCTTGCGGGGCTGATCCAACCACCGCAAAGGGATGGTCATTTAGTTTTTCCCAGCCCTGATTAAAAGCATATGACTGGTTTGCAGGCCTGACGTAGACGTCAAAAAACGAGGCTCGCTGGATGTATGACTGGTTTGTTCCAGCGGTTAGTGCAATGTTTTGAACGTCGTAATCCCGTAGCTTTGTTACGTTGGGAACTGATTTAAAATTGCAAATGCCGTTTAGTTTATTCCAGACGTTGCTCTTTATGCCTATTTCAGTGACGTTACAGCTACGGCTATTTTGGAACGATGCAATGTCAGCTTTGCAGATTGGGAACCAGGCTTGGCCGATGTCATAGATTGCCCCGTCTGGCCCTTCTGGGAGGTTGGTTTCGGTGTTGACGAAGCCACGGTGACACACGCCGACCTTCCCGACTGTCCCATCGAAGACTTCTTTGCATACCAAAGTAACAGTGCGAGGCTGTAAGTCGCTGCGATCGTATATTGTATTGGCTGGATTTCTGGCGGTAACTTGAAAAATACAGTTACCAATCATCCATTTAGTGCCGATCTTCAGTAAGTCATCTTGCTGTTCGTGTTCGGCTTGGATGGCATCGCGGACTTGTCGGTTGTCGACGGCATTAACGTCGGGGTTGGCGTACAAAAAGCCATCGCCTGTGTTGCGGTTTTTGTTTGCAACGATGTTGGGGTTGTTGTTGTCGTAGTAAAGCTCGTCCCTGACGCGCCCCTCGTTGTAGATGATCGTGATTTGATCGCCTACTTGCGTGTCTACTTTTAAGCCTTGGCTTCGATCGCCTGGTGCAGTTGTCACCTGACCGTTTCTTATGTGCTCGACGATCCCGAACTGGCGAGCATAGTTACGTCCCACGCCAGCCATTTTGGGGTTGCCGGCGATCTGGAAGCGCTTGGCAACTGGGGTTTGACCGGCCTGTTCTGAGGATGCGCCGGGATAGGGCACGATTTCCCAGTTAAGGCGGTAGGGCGTGCCGTTCGGTAAGCCGTTGTACACGCCAAAAACGGCGCGATTAGTCAAGGAATAAGCATGGCTAAACCCTGTGCTTTCCAGGCCGCTAAATGTGTGGTTTCTAAATGCGTTGTCGCGTTCGCCTTCGCCAATCCAGAAATCTCCGTATCGACGATGTAGTCCCAGCAGCCTGCTTTGCCCAGTTGTATTTTTGTTACCTTCAAATGTTGCTGGTCGGTAGTCGGAGCTATTCGGTACTGGCTCACCGCCGGAATAGTAATACCAGCGGAAGTCAGATTCTTGGAGTGCATCAAGAGGAGCTTGGCCGATGTAGATACCAGCGCGGTCTTCGTTGCGGGCTGCTTCTGTGTCGTATGGGCCTCTGGATACGGGAGACTGTCCCAGCAGGAAGACCAAGTCGACGGATTGGTAGCTGCCGTGGGAGTACATGCGGCTCCACACCAGCTTGGGGGCGACCATGATGCCGCCGACATAGGAGAAGTCGCTGCGGCTGGGAGGGAGTTGAACGTACTTTTGCCTGGCGAAGACAATGGGAATCGTTTCGCCGTAGCGGCTTAGTTCTTGGCTGGCCTGGAAGCCGTATGTCGGGGCGAAGCGGTCACGGCCGACGATGCTATCTAGCTGCCGGTTTTCAATCCCTTTGGGCGCCGATGGCGGCTTGGGCGCCAGTAGCAGCGAAAGGCCTTGGGAAACAACGCCGAGGACCAGTGAAATAATCGCAACAGTTAAAGCATCGTTTTGTACGTCTGGAATATGCGCGTACTCCGCCGGGCGTTCGCGACTGAGCCAGTCGATGCGTTGCTTGAACTGGAGGTATTCCTGTTCGGTGCAGCCCAGTTCCTGGACTAATTGGCGCTCGTAGGGGAGCAGTTGCTGCGGTAGCAGCGGAGTGCAGGAAACGCTGTAAGCGGGTGCCAAGTGGCCGCTTGCAGACTGGCTGTTATGTAGAGGATGCCGTCCTGCCAAACTGTCCCGAAAGCGTAATTCTTGTGTGGTAGGAGAACCACGTCTCCATCATACAAAGGATCTAGCACGCGGCGTCCCCAGCCGTGGATAGCCTTGATGATTTGACGAGGCGGCGCGTCGTACCAAGATGGGTCGAAGGCGGGGGTGGTGATGCCGAGGCGGTCGAGGGCTGTGTAGACAAGATGGATGCAGTCGATGGCACCATCAGGGTCTGTGCCGTCTGCACCGAGGCGGTAGGGGCGACCGATCAGGTCGTACATCAACTCAGGCGGACCTGGGCAGTGGTGGGCAGTGGGCCAAACACGTCTTCAGTGATGCGGCGTCTTGGTACGTCACCACCAACTGCGTCGATGACAGAGGAGATCTCCAGGCGGAGTTCGGCGTCGCTCCAGATGGCGCCGGCCACTTGACCTGCGTAGGAGCTGAGCACGCGGTAGTCGGACTTGTTGTCGGGGTTGAGCATCAGCATGTCCACTAGCACCACCCAGCTACCATCGACCAATGTGGAGGCCCAGCTACGGCTGAGCGAGTTGTTGGGCAGGGCAAGTTGCGTGGACTGGTTGTCGCCGCTGCGGTTGACCGTGACGCCAGAGAAGCCGAAAGGCAGAAAGCCGTGGGTGTTGCCGTTGTATGCGACGTTTTCGTTGATCCAGAAGTTTTGGAAGTAGAGCGGGGATGCGCCGTCCGTGCGGGGCTTGGCGGTCAGCATGTGACCCAGTGCTATTTCAGTCTTGAAGCTGGTGTCCATCAGTTCATGCCGAGGCGGCTACGGGTGGCGCGGGACTGCTGCAGGCGGCGGAGGGTGCGCTGTTCGCCCTGCGTGGCGCCTTGCTGGGCGGCTTGGGTCATGCCAGTGCGGAACTGGTCGGCGGTGACGTAGTCAACGGAGTTGATGCGTTCCACGGTGTAGCGCACGTCGATGGCGGCTGGTGCCATTGTGGCGGTGCCGCCGCCGCTGCTGGTGTCGTCACCAGCCGGGATGACCGCAGAGCCACGAGCGCCAGCAGCATACCGGCTCATGGCGGAGCGCATCTTGCTGGCTGGGATGATGTACTCAGATTCGCCGCCTTCGCCCACAATCGCGCTGGTCGGTCCTGTTACATAACCGCCCTCTGCAAATGCAAGTGGCGTTGAATACTGACCAACAAGTGGATTAGCAAAACCGCCTTGGAGACTGGAGCCAGGCAAACCACCCACAGATGTGCCGGTGTTCGCGCTACCGCCTCCGCCGAGGCCGGCGAACATTTTGGCGATGCCGATTGCGATGTAGGTGGCGATCATCTGTTGGGCAGCGCTGATAAGGGCGTTGCCGATCGCGTTTAGGAAGTCGGCAAATACCTGCTCGGCTGTCTTGGTGCCGCGTACCATCTCCGCTACGCCAAAAGTAACGGCGTTGGCGATCTCTCCGCTGGCTGTTTGGATGAGTTGGCCGTAGCGCTCGAAGAATTGTTGCAGGCGTAGTTGCCGGTGTTCCAGTTGGTCCAGCAGCCCAAGCTCTTGCTGCATCAGGACGAGCTTTGCTTGCTGCGAAGCGAGGTCTGCTTGTCTCGCTTCTAGTGCGGCTGTGTCTAAAGACCCGGAGTTTATTTCTTTGGTAAGATTTGCTATTTCCCGTTCGATAGGCAACAGAGTTTGCCGCGAGCGCATACGCTGCTCAAACAGTTGTTTTTCCTGTTCTAGTTGGTCTGCAGGTCTAGTAAAACCAGCGATGTCAAAAGATACTTGTTGTTGCTGTTGTCGGATACCTGAAACACTATCCTCAATATCCTGCTGTCTTTTGACTACTGCTAGTTCTTTTTCTAGTTGCAGTCTGTTTTTACGGCGTTCAGCCTGGGCTGCTTCCAAGTCATTTTGTTGTTGCAGCAGGTTGAGACGTCTTGCATACGCGGCATTGATCAGGTTTTGTTCTTCTACATTTTTTGTGCCCAGCAAAGCAGCTTGGCGATCGCGTTCCAGTGCTGTTTCTTTAGCGAACGCGATTTTATCTTGTGCTTGGAGTTGGGCTTCGAGGCCGCCTAGTTCGCCTTTAAGGAAAGTTTCCCGTGCAATTTGGGCTTGTGTTTGTTCGACAAACACAGAAAGGACTTGGCTCTGTAAATTTAGTATTTGGATTCTTGCTTGGATTTCTTTTTGGGCAGCTTGTTCGGCGGCTTGACGTGCTTCTTCTGCTCGTCGAGTCAACTCTTGTGTGCGGGTGCGTTCTATTTCACCTAATTTTATGGATAGGTTTAAGTTTGCTGCTCGTATAAGTTGTTCATTTTGCGCCAGGTCTACTTCGCCTTTCTTAAGTTGCAGACTAATTTTTGTTAGTTCGTTTTCGTATTCTTTTTGGGCTGTTTGTCTTTGTAGTGTAACGTAGCGATCCAGGTCTGTTTTTGCGTTTACTGTAGTTAGTTGGACCTGTAAGCGCAGTAAATCATTACTTTTAGTAAGTTCGGCTGTTCTTTCTCTTGCGGCGATTGTTTGTGCATCGGTACCTGCGCCAGGTTGTTGACCAAAACCTCTGATAAAGTCTGTTGCTCCCCTTACTAAAGTAGCAGCGTTTACTCCGGGTACCGCACTAATTAGGCCTTGGAGCAAACGCTGGTCTCGTATGGGTTTTAGCGCATCATCAATACGGGCCGCGCCAGCAATAATTGTTGTTACGAGTCGTTGAAAACCTGTTGTAAATACAAATGTGTTATCGCCTAATTGCTTAAATGCTGCGGCATTTTCGACCCCTACTTGCCTAGCAAGCTCATTAAATGCTACTTCCGCGGCCTTAGCTGTTTGCCCGGATGCTTGTAGATTCTGGATTTGTTTTTTGATGGATGGGTCTAGATACCCAAGTTGTTGTTCGAGATAGCCTGCGGCGTCGCCGCCTTCACGTAAAGAAACAGAAAAGTCTTTAGCAGACTGTATAGCTTGGTCAAATACACTTCCTAGGGCTGTGCCAACAAGGGACAAACCAAAACCAAACTGGCCACCGGCCATACCACCGGCAAAACCGCCAGCACCGCCGCCGATAGACGCGCCTAAGCCTTGACCGAAAAGCAGCGGAAAGGCGCCACCAATAATGGCGTTACCTGTAGCTTCTCTTGTTTTTTCTCGTTGTTTGAGAGCATTCGCATTTCTATCTAAAATTTTCCCTAAACGCAGTTCAAATAGTTCTTCTCTTGAAGCAATATCTAGACTTTGCCTGCGTATTTTATTTTCTTCTTGACGGATGCGTAAAATAGCTTGTTCGTTTGCTTGCTGGCGTTGACTAGCAGAAAAACCACCGCTGAAACCCGGGCCACCTGGGCCTAGTTCAACGGTGCCGGACACTGGAGCAGCCCGTAGTAATCCTTGACGTTTTTTTATCTCTGTATCTAGTAAAAACAATCGGCGTTGACGTACTGTGTTTTCTTCGCCCATTGCTTGAGCAAGGGCTTTTATAGCATCGGTTTCGTCTCGTGAGCCAAGTTCAGCTTTATTGAGTGCAGCAGCAGCTTGATTTACGGCTTTTGTGTAATTAGCTACGCTTTGTATTGGTGCGTTAAAAGTATTGGCTAGGTCGTCTAGTCTATTTATACGCTTGCTTAGGTCTTCGATAGTGTTTCGAAGATCGCGGAGTTTTTCCGTACCCCTTACGCCGATTTCGATTTCTGCTCTGTAGGCCACGGCGTTGGCGTGTGGACTGGTACTTCAGTTTACGCGACAAAAAGGCCGCCGGGGTTAGCGGCGGCGTTTGGCCTTCTCCAGCTCTTTTTGCTGGTCCTCGTTGAGGATCTGGAAGTAGGCGCTCCAGCCGATCAGTTCTTCGGCGGTCATGGTGGCCCGGACTGCGCTGAGGGACATGCCTAGCTCTTTGGCGACTCCGAACTGGAGCATGAGCCAGTTGTCCTTGCGGAGTTCGGTACTTAGTTCTTTGGGTCGATGGGCTCGGCGTCGTCGGTGATGATGGCCAGCATCAGAGCCTGGAGGTCCTTGTCCTTGACCTCGTTTTTGAGGACGTCGATTTCGCCCGGGCTGAAGAGCTTGGTGCCCGAGTCATCGAGGGCCTTGGTGATCAGGAGTTGGAGGGCGAAGGCATTGGCGTCGTCGGACTTGGCCTGCTTTTGGGCGCGTTCGCGCTCGGCCATGGTCAGTGGGGTGACCCACATCTCGAAGGTGCTGCCGTCGCTGAGTTCGACGGACTTTTTGACGGGCTCCAGGTTGGCGGCCTTGCGAAGGCGGTCGATTGCGCGGACTGGAACAGGCATAAAAGCGACTGTTGGATGTTTTTACTGTAGCGCAATAGACATGAAAAAGCCCCGGTTTCCCGGGGCCGTTGAGTGTTCCAGGTGTTGTATCAGGACTGGGCGAAGTCGAAGGTGGGGGTGCCGGCGGGGCGGAAGTTGACGGTCACCGATTGGGCGTCGTCGGGGTTGATGTTGAGACTGGCCGAGGTCAGCACGGCGTCGAAGGAGATCGAGCGGCTGAGGGTCTCGCTCAAGCTGCCGCCGCTGAAGACGCGGTCGGTGTAGAGCTTGAAGGCGGCGCCGGTTTGTTGGCGCTGCAGCACGTCCTGGATCATGCGGTTGGACAGGGCGGCGTCTTCGTTGGTCATGTAGACCGTGGCGGTGCCGGTGCCGTCGCCGAAGCCGCTGATGTAGCTGCGGAAGGGGACGTATTGACCGGGGGTTTGGCCGATCGTGGTGACGTCTATTTCCTGGCGGCTGATTTCGAAGCTCCAGTCGCGGACTTGGCCGACGACGGCGAAGGCGGCGTACTCGACCTGGAACTCGTTGGGGGCCACGGCCGTGCCATCGTCGGTGATGTCGACGGTGGCGCCGCCAGCAGTTGCGGAGACCTGCAGAGCACCGGTGGAGGCGGTGTACGAGATGACGTAGTAGGTGGTGGCAGCGCTGAGGCCGGCGGGGAGGGTGCCGCTACCGGAGCCCCCGGTCTGGCTGTTGATCACGCTGAAGACAACGGGGTCGCCAACCTTGAAGTTCAGGAAAGTCTGAACTGTGATGGTGTCGGTGGCGGTGGTTACGTTGGATTCACCGAACGATCCGGTGGTTCCAGCGGGCTTGTAGTAGAGGGCGCCGGACGTGCCGGACAGGACGGTGGTGGCCATGGGGCGTACCGGTAAATGTCGTGGTGGGGGCGGGCACTGCCCGGCTTAGTACAGATTAGCGTCTTCTGTACTGTGTTTCTAGGAAAGAACCGTGGCGACGTAGCTGGTGTCTATTCTTCCCATGAAAAGTGGCGAGTCTTCAGTGGCGGAAAATGTAGGGCCGTTTATCTCACCGACGCGGAAGTAGACGCCTGTTGAAGGCTTTGCGGTGTTGTTGATTGTTTCGAGGGCGTTTACTGCAGTGGTGATAAGCGTTTGATTGCGGGCGGGACCTTTGCCTTTTTCGGTGAAAATGCGGATGACAACAGCGCCACGGGCGTTGTCCATGCTGCCCACGAGCATGGGTTCGTTGGTTAGTCCGAAGGTGACGTTGACCTTGACGTGTTCGGTTGTGGTGTTGGCGGGGGCGGCTGTGATGTTGTCAAAGTAGACAGGGACTGGGGGCACCAGTGCGTTGAACGCGGTTAGGAGTGGGTTTTCGACCGCGGCGCGGATGGCTTGGTAGTTCATGTGAAGCGGTTGTTAAGGGCGGAGTCCATCTCAAGTTTTACGGCGCGGTCGATTTGGGAACTGGCGAAGGTGGCAAACCAGTCGAGGGGGGCGGTGCGACTGGAGTTGCTGTCGCCAGATCCGCCGCCCCCGATGGCGCCACGGTAAGAAACTTGGGCGCGGGGGCCGCTCAGTTCGTGCTTTCGGCGGCCGATGGCTGTGGTGGGGATTGGGGTGAGACGACGGGCATAGTATTGACGATCATGTTGGACGGCGTCGATCGCCTCCAGGGCATGAGGTGCAAAGTTCGAGATTGTGAAGACTACGCTGTTTTTGGTCAGGAAACTTTTCGTTACCTGAAGGCCGGTCAAGACCGGAGTGGTTACGGGTACGGGTTCGCCGGACTGGCCGGTGCCTTTTTTGAGGATGGTCGGGGTTTGGATTTGCCAGGAGTTGGAGAATTGGCCGCTCCAGTTTGGGCCGGCCTGCTGGAGTTCACGGACGAGTCGTTCAGCGACACGCTTTGGACCGTTGTAGACCGTGGTGGCGGCTACGCGATCCAGCTCTTGCAGGATGTTGAGGCCGCCTTTCCAAAAACCTTTGCGTGCCATTACTGGGGCCTCGCAATGATGGTGTGGAGGATGGGGGAGTCGCCGCGGTAGCTGGTGATGTTGACGATTTTGGCCTCGCGGGTGACGCCGGCTTGGGTGTACTGGATGCGGTCGGCTTCGGTGGGGTAGTACGTGCCAAGTTCGCTGGCGCTCATGATGATTTTGATGTCGGTGGACTGGTAGAGGCCCTCGGATTCGCGGGAGCTGATGGGGGAGATCAGGCCTTTGGCGGTTACGTTGGTGTCGGCTCCAGTGATGTTGCCCGTGGTGGGGTCGTAGGTGCGGGGGGTGGCGGTTTTGATGAACGTGATGGATTGGCCCCAGTCCGCGATGAGGGATGGGGGGATGGAGGCGAAGGTGTCGTCGATCAGGCCCATATCAGCCTCGGAATAGACGGACGGCGTAGTTGGCGGCCCCGCCCATGCAGTAGGGGCCGAGATAGGACTGGAGCCAGGGGTAGACGTCGAAGACGTTGTTGATGACGCCGCTGGTTTGTGAAGTTTTG